GTAAATTTTGTCATTTTATGCTCCAATTCCCATTATTTATCAAGATCGTACTGAGGGGCTAGTAGAATCTGTCTGCTGAGCCTGACCCTCATCATCGTTCTGTATCACGCCCGAAGTGAGCTCGTCACTTATTTGTTTATCAATATCTTTAACTTCTTCTTCAGTTTGTTTAAGTACGTGTCTACGAACCCACTCGTTCGAATAGTACTTGCCCACATAGTCATCAACATCTCTTAGCATTGATACGCGGTCACGAAGAATTTCCGTATCCTTTAGCTCCGCGTAGTAATTGTCGATAGCATAGTCGTAGCGAATTGCTCTTGCAAACTCTGGCCACTCTTCAAGTGTAACAATACCCTTAAGGATAAGCTGACGCTGGAGTAGCTTGGTAAACAATTGCGAAAACTTCATTCTTAGGCGTGCAATAAACTTACTAAATTTAACTTCATCACGAGAAATTTCAGCAGACCTACCCATGTTATAAACCGCTTCGGGTTCTAATCTTGAGATAGGCACATTAAGTGCTTTGTACAGCTTGCGCTGGAAGTAAACAATGTCATCAATCTGACCTAGGTTCTGACCGCCAGGAAGGGTAGAAATTTCTGTTCCCTTGCCACCTTCACGACGTGGTAGCCAGAAGTCTTCTAGCATCGTCATGAACTTACGGTCGTCTCTAATCTCACCAGTCTCAGCATTATATACTGTCTTGTTCTTAAAGCGAGTCATAATATCACGAAGATACTGCTCTGCCTTCATCTTAGGAAGGTTACCAACATCAATATAAAAGATGCGGCGTTCTGGAGCACGACTGATACGATAGATGACCAAAGAGTCTTCCATCGACTTTAACTGGTTGAGAGGCTTGATTGCCTTATGTAGGTACGAAACAACTAAGTCGCCTTGAGGATTGACCATACCGCTTGTCAGATTAACAATTGAATCCTTGGCGATCTTAATGCCTTGTGAATTCGTTCCCGTTGCACCCGCAGCCTTTACGAACCCCTTAGGATTATAGATGTAGTACTCGTTAGCTTCCTGAATAATAGGAACACCCCTGTCGGTCTTCTTCTTTTTGTGTTCACGAACTTTACGAATGTTACGAGGATCAATATAACGTAGTTCTTTGATACCATCTCTTACATTATCTGCATCAATGATTACATGATAGTTAAGACGACCATCAACATACCACTTCTTGAAGATATCAAAGCTGTAATCGTTAAATTCAAGAAGAGCAAGGATGTTATCAAACTCTTCTTGAATTAACGTTTTGATTTTATCTGGTTGATCAAGATCATCTAGTACAATTGAAACAGGCTCATCTTCCGAGTCGCCAACAATTGCTTCGTTAATAACATCATCGATAGCTTGTTCAATTTCAGCATGAGTTGCCATTTCCCTATAACGGGTGACAAGCTCAGTCTCAGTTCTAATGCTGCCGTCCATATCAACGTAGGTGCCATAAACACCACCAGCCTGCACAACCATAGCACCATCATCTACTTGCTTAGGAGCAAACGAGACTGCTTCTGGCTCTTCGACCTTCTTCTTAATTTCAAACCCAAATAGCTGCATTAGCTGTTCACTTTCTTATAATATATGATATAGTATTTATTAACCGACAATACCGGTGTTACCACCATCAATTTCAAACCAGTCATATGCAAATGTGACTGAGAATGTTTCAATCTGATCGGTCGAATCCCAGTCAAGATCGATAGTCGAGATCTCAGTTGGGAAGATGCCGTTGAACTTATAACGACGAAGCTCATCACCAGATTTACCATACTGAGTAACCAGCGCAGTCGACTTGTAGTTAAGAGGCGACGAATCTGCATTAAGGTTCAAGTTGGTCTGAAGTGAGTTGATCTGGTTGTGCCACTGTTCCATTGTATGACGAATACGGAAATCTTCGTCATTCATTATTGTGACAGGCCATGTATCAAACGTACGATCACCAGCAATCTTAATCTTACGACCAAAGTATGGGATTTCGATAGGATTGATTGTAGATGAAGGAAGCGAAGTCGCCCGAATCAAGAACGGTGCAATTGCGTCTGCAGCATTGTTAATTGGGTTTGTGATTTGCACCTGGAACAGGGTGGGACGAGCCCCACCCAGCGCCAAACCTGCTCTCATCTCGTTAATATTAAAAGTCATTTAGGATTCTCCTTGTATCTCTGATATTTATCTATTAGCCAACGATCTCGGAGAATTCAATACCGCTTCTTACCGCAACAAAGTTCAGCTGGATAAAGTTAATCGAACGAGCTGGCTTGACGTAGATATCACCTACGAAGCGGTTTGCATCGATAACTTCACCTGTGTTGTTTGTTGCATCGCAGATTACCTTGAAGTCGGTAATGCCGCGGCGGCCTTGAACGTCACGGAGGAACGGTTCAACAAGGTTGCGGAATTGTGTACGTGTGAACTCATCATTGAATTCAAACAACATTGACTTCGCAGCGTTGCCAATTGACTTTTCAAGAACAATAAAGAGGCGACGAACGTTAATACGATCGAATGCCGAAGCCTTTGCTTGAAGAGTCTTATCACCAAACAGGATTGTACCCTGACCAGGCGATGAGATAACTGGGTTAACACCATTCTTGTAGAGAAGATCTCTTTCAGCCTTTGAAGGATTGAAAGCGAGCTTAACAACATTCCGGATTTGACCACGGTTTGTACCAGCTGGCGAATACCAAGGATCTCTTGATGTGTCTGTCACAACACACACACCGGCAATGTCACCATTGAGTGGAATGTAGCGATAGATGTCATTGTACTTGTCATACATGTACTTGTAGCCCGAATCCATTACTGCGAATGAAGATGAGCGAAGCGCGTTGCGGAATTCAACAGAATTTGTTGCAGCTGTACCAACTTGATTAACAACATCTGCATATGCAGGTGATACGAATACCACACAGTCCTTACGAACTTCTGCAATATTGTCGATTAGGTAGTTGGCTTGCTGTTCACCGTGTGTACCACCCACTGACTTACCAGTAAGTAGAAGTGAAATATCAACATCTTCAGCAGAAGCAAATAGATCATATGCACGAGCAGTATCGCCGAATGGAATAGTTGTTTCATCGTTGTCCACACCACCTTGGAACGAGATTGAAAGTGGTCTTGCGTTAGTCGATGATACAATAGCATTTGCAAGAGCTGATACAGCGTTTGCACGATCTGAAGCCCACCACACATTAGGTGAAAGCTCGTTCAGAACATTCTTGTAGTAGTTAGACGAACCATCTGCATTTTTTGCGTCTGTAGCACGTGAAAGGCCCTTGTATACTTCAAGAACCGAACCAGGTGAACCAGTGAAACCACCATCTTCGTCAACAATAACTACGTGCAGTTCATCAACGGCTGATGTGTTGCCCGATGATGTTTGCGCTTGGAATGTTGAAGTACCAGGAGCAGTGTCAACTTGGTTGTAATATTCCCAGTAGCGTGTAACTGTGTTAGACGATATGGCAGTTGATAGCTTTAGTGGCTGATC